CTGCACTTTTTTTAACTTTTTCATGTTCAATGCATTCTTCCTTTATTTCTTTTGGTACTTTTAAATAAATGACGAAGGAAAGCAATCCACCATGATTATGAGGAGGATTAAATTCGTTTGCTTTTTGGAAATTGCACCAGAGATCCGTAAGGATGTACTGAAGATTTTGATTTTTACCTAACCATAGACCTAAGGCATGATTATAAACATGAAAGACTTCATCGAAGTATTTCGTAAGTCTAGAAGAATCCATTTTAACTTCTTTTTTAAGATGACCCGCTAAACGATGTCCATAACTGATATTGCTTTTATTAGCTTCTTCTAAAAGAATCTTTCTGAATTCTTCGTCCACTGTATATTGAACTACACAGGGGCCCCATCTTAACGTTCGATACTGTACTTCTTTTTTTTCTTTCATTAATGTAAAATTTTCTTTAAGTGTTTATCATAATCAACAAAATCAGGATCATAGGGTCTAACTTCAGACTCCATGACCGTTTTAATCATGTTCCTATATGAGTCTTCATCCAAATGTGTTTTATAAAGCCTCATTGCAATCGCCATATAGGTTGCTGCGACAGCTTGAGCTTCATACTCACGCATATACTGAATAGCGTCACTAAATATATCGTTATATATTCTTTCTAGATCCTCACTGCTGTGTTTTTTCTTTTTCATAGTTTATAAACCTTTCTGAATTAGCAATATTAAGTTTTTCATTTTCTTTTTGTTCTCTTTCTTTCTTGTTAGCTAGAGATTGCTTATAAGATTCTCTAAGTTCTTCTTTTTCTTTTTGGCCGTAAACTTCATTCTCCATTTTCTTTCTTGCATAACGTTCTCTCATATAGACCCTTTTCTTTTCTTTATTTTCCTCTTTCTCATAATATTTCTTTCGCGCTCGGTATCGACTTTCATGATACCTGTGCATTATAGTTTATAGAACGTATACTTTAACGTTAGTTCTTCTCCTTCTTTAATATCTTTAATAGTGATTAGATTCCATTTACTAAAATTATAAGTTGGTTTTTTATCTTCATTGGTAAATGTTAATTTAACTTTTTCACAATTTGGATCATCACTATGATTTACAAATCCTCCAAGTGGAGTCCTAACAATAGTGCTACTAACTTGTAAGTGCGACATTCCAAAATTAGTTCCAATTGGAATATTTTCTTTAGCAAATAAACCGATATCGTGAATATCTGAAAATCCCAATCTTAATTCTTTAGGTAAAGGTTTGTACATTATAGTAAACCTGCTTTTCTTAATTTATTAATTTGATCATCAACTTGTCTTGCCATCTTTGTATTATCTGCTTTAGTTTCTAGAACTTCTTGTTCAAGTTCCGTGATCCGTCGTCTAAGATTTAAGTTTTCTTCAACAAGAAACTTGTAATCAGGTCTTTCGAAATAATCCTTGGACTCTAGAGTATTTTCAAGATCAGAAATCTTATTCTTGAGATCATTGATCTCATTATTTGCTGCTCGTAATTCAGGAGAATTAGTAATTGTAATTCCTTTAATTAAAACCATTTCGTTTTCAGCTTCTTGACGAAGCTTACGCTCCTTTTCGTACTGCTCTTTCCAGTAGCGATGATAATCAATCTCTTTCTCTAATAATTTTTCTGACTCTTTCATATGTATGTTTTTTTAAATCCTTATCGGTGTACATAATACTTAACACATCTGCACCACTATAGACTCTAGCATATGCATTTTGTGATACAGCAACAGATGTACCTGATGCCAGTAATGCAAATTCACTACAGCTACTACAAGTTAGCAAGATAACGCAGAGCATGAATATTTTTCGTATCATTTTCTACCTCTCCTTGATTATCGCATGCTTCACAGTCAATAGCCACCTTTAAATGGGATGCTTTTGCATCCTTTACAATCATACGATAGCCATTACCCATGCAAGCAGGACAAATAAATTTATTTTTTAATAGATTCATCAACAACTCTTTCGACTAACTCTTTCGTTTGAAGTGTTTTCAAAACCTTATCCATAGTGTCTTTGTAATCATCGTTTCTAGGAATAAAGTCATGGACCACTCTATTTAAAATAGCATAAAGTATTGTTCTTGGAAAATCTGTATCCATTTCAATGGAACCAAACTTAAGAAGCTCACCTTTCTGTTCTTTATTTAAACGAGATAAAGTTTCAACGTGTTCATCAATTTTTGCAGCTGCATGTTCACTCATTTCTCTCATAGCATCTTTAAAATCTCTACGTTGCATTATTGGACCTTATCTTTTCCGTTTTCTTTTTTAACAGATTTTAAACCTGCAATCATTGCAACTAAACCTGCTACTTCAATGTAAGGACGTTTTGCTAAATATTTTAATAGTTCTTTTTTCTGTTCTTCTGAAATTTCAAACATTTACTTTTCCGCCTTTCCATTCAGTCTTTTCATTTCTTTGTTCACTAAAATATTAATCGTTTGACTACGACTTAAAATCGTATGGGGCTCAATTACCCTTCGGATCTTATCTATCTTAGCGTACGTATCCTTTGACAAGGAAACGTTTTTATATTTACTAATGTCTGTCATGTGTTATACCTCTTTCTATATTGTTTCATAACAATATGGGATATTATACATAATTTACAAGAGTGTCAATGAAATATTTTTTAATTCTATGGGTGTGTTCTGCAATAAATGGGTCGTGTATCGTACCTCCTATTAGTATTCCAGAAACCTTTAATAGCCACAATGAGTGTGTCGCTGCGGGGTATGCAGAGGGTTATAATGTATTTGTAGTTATAGATAAAAAAATAGCTGAAGAGCAGAGACTTTTTGTGGCTTTTAATTGTAAGCCAGAGACTACTATTTAGTTCATAACAACCCCTATAGTTTCCGTGCACGTACTCCTATAGGAGCAAAGGCTCCACACCTACCCGAAGGTATAAGGTTATCGTACAGAGGCTAGCGCGAGGCATTACATGGACGTAGGTCCTTTTCACAATTTTAATATAGGTTATTATGGGATGTTTGTCAATTACAAATCCAACCGAGTAAGAGTTTACCTTTAGAATTATACCATCCCTGAAGTTTAGGATTGCCATTTCTTTCGGTATAGTATTTCATATTAACATCTACCCAGGCATTAGCGATTCCGTCGCAATTTCCGTGGTGCTTGAGTTTTACTTTTTCGATGTCGACTCCGTTTGTGCTTAGCAAGAGTATGACGACGATATATTTCATATTGATCTACCGCAGCTTGTATGGCTCTGTCCACTTCTTTTTGGTTAGTGAACAATTTTTCCATTGTTTAATACTTTGGTCTGAACATTACCTTTTTTATTAATGTAAGTACACCATCCACTGAATTTAGGATATTTGAGCAAGACACTTTTTAACAGTTTCTTCCAGCTCATCGCCTTCATCAGTTCTGCTTCACCACTGTCTTTAGTGACTGTGTATTCGTATCTCACTTTATATACGCTTCTTCTCTTTCAGCTTTGGCGTGAATATATCTATGATTCACTTCCTCATCTAAAGCTGTTTGAAAAGTATCTCTTACCTTTTCAGTCGTACCGTAGTAGTCAGTCATATTTGTTGCAATATGTTTTACCATTTGTGATGATAAAGCATGAATACTACATTTAAGACCCATTGTTGAAAGTTCTTTAGACGCCTTATTCATTAGTCTATCAAACTTACTCATGTGTCTATCAATGAAATCAACTAGTATTTGATCTCTGATTTTTTTAGTTTGTTTCTTTGTTAGTTTTTTCATATATTTATTTCTTCCTTTCATAAAGTAATATATAGGGGTTTATAGGATAGCTGTCAAGGGCTAATATTAAATTAATATATCTTTTAATTCAAAGGTTAAACCCTCTAATTCTGGGGGCTTACCTTTAGGATAGTCAGGAAAAACCATGTATTTCTCGCCTGTTTCCTCATTAGTGCAACCTGCAACTAGCCAGTCCCATTTAAAATTATTATCTTCAACAAATTCACGCATAACTTGATAAGATTTATCTGGATGTTGACTTAATAAATTGGCTTGACATTCCGACATAGTTTTATACCAGCCTTGCATTTCGAAATTCTGTTGAGTTAGAACAGGATCACTACCTACCAAGTAGGCTAATATTAAAATTTTGTACATTAGAACACACGTTTTCTCCCCTGTCTTCTGTAGGGTTTTCGTTTGTTGTGTTTATTGGGCCTTTTCGAGTGGCGTCCGGGACGTTTTCTGGGCTTTTTCTTCTTGTAATTAGAAACCCCAAATAAGGGCTTTTTCTTACGTGCCATGTTCTTCTTCTATTTTATCAGATCCTAGTGGAAGGTATTTAATAACACCATTAATATGTTGTTTGACATCTTCACCGCAAGTCATACATCGATATTGGTCATTAACAATAGATACAAAACTTGTTGTTGACTCACAGTATGGACATACACCTGGTGTAATTTCAGGATTAAATCTAATATGAGTTTTTTTAAAGAACCGGCTCATATTTGGTCTTACCATTTTCTTTGTAAGCACGCAAATATTGTCTTCGGTTGTTGCTTTCTGAATATGAGCAATGCACCCAGCCTGAATTTGGATCTGATTCTTTCCAATACTCAAGAATGAGTTGGTCATAATTTGTGTTGTAGTGAATCCAATCTGCGAGCTCTTTATTGGACACGCCAAAGATTTCGAAGTCCGCCGCTTCTCCACGGGCATGTTGCGACGTGATTTTGCTGCCTATGGCAGTACACAATTCTGGAGAGCGATATCCGCTGGAAACGCTAACTACCTGCTCAAAATGGTCCCGAACAGGCTGTAGGACGTTCTCACAGAGCTTTTTCAGGTTTTCCTGGTGGTCAGGACTAGGGGTATTATCAATGCCCTTCCTTTCGGCTGTCTGTGACTTTGTAAGCTCATTTAAGCTAAAATTACTGCTTAGTTTCATCTTTTTCCTGTAATTTTTCTAAATCGTCTGTTGTGTATTCTAACTTTTGTAGCGCTCTTTTCAAGGCTGAATCTTTAGCCTTACAGGCATCGGTCAGTTCATTAACCTGCTCTTTAAGCACTCTAACTTGCTCTTTGTACTCAGCAATAATTTCCTGATAATCTGCTTTAGCCATTAGTCTAGTATGATTTTTGTGATGTGTTTTTCACCTAAGTACATCTCAGTTTCAGCTTTAGATTTAATACATTTATAAGATACGGTCTCACTGTATTGGCGTTCCGCTTCGCGTTTTCCGCGAAGGCAAACTCCCATTGAGGGCTGAATACGGTGTTCCTTAATTTCTCCGTTTACAAACATGAGTAATGCGATGACTGTCTCAACCATTATTGTGTTCCATTCTTATAGTGTATTTCTCTGTTAGCATCTTTGAGCTTTTCAATATCCATTAATACTTTGTCCATTTGTTTTCTTAAAAATTCGATATTAACTTTATTTAAAGACATAGAGTCGATGTGTTTGTTTAACTTATCCGTGGTTTTGTAAAGATCCTCAATCATCATGAACTGCTCAGAATCTGCGGGCAAACTGCCCAGCTGGCCCCGGGGCCATTTTATCCGGAATTCTGTGTTCTCTTTTAAATCTTTTTCCATTAATTCTAATGTAGTTGAAATTCTATTTTGCGTTTCAATGATGCCAAAGTAAGCCCACGTTCCGATCGCGACCATGGCGATCAAAGAGGCTACCGTTTTCATCGGCATCTGAACGGCTGCTTCCTCCGAGATTTTTAATGGTTTGCCCATATTAGTTTGATAGTGGATTAGACGTACTTACTTTTATTTCCTCTATTTGCAACTTAAGTAATTCTATTTCTTTTTCTAATACTGCATTTGATTTAGCATTGTCAGAAATTCCAGCAATATTTTCAGAAATCATTTTCTGATTATTACCTATTTGTTGTGCAAGAGGAGTAAGATCAGGTCCAGTCTGTTCAGTTAGTGCATTGAGTTTAGTTGTAATTTCACCATACTTAACAAAGCCACCACCGATAGCTACAATAGCTGCTATTAATGCAGCCACACCTGCTAATTGATCCTTTAAGTTAAATTTTCCCATTTTTTAATTGCTCCAGTTCCATTAACAATCTTTGTTTTTTAAGATTGATTTCGTGCAAGGCATTTGCCTTGATCGCCACTTTATCATTTTTGATATAGCTTGCAAGACTTACATTATCGTAAATTTGTCGGTTATCAAATATATTTAACTGCTCTAAATAGATGTCTTTTGGCTCATAAAATAAGGCTTTTGAGTATAAATCTAATGAGGCTTGTTCACTAGCCATAGCTTCTAATTTTATAATATTTTTGATTTGAAGGTTTTTTGAAATATCTTTGATTTCAGAGTCAACTTTATCCATTACTCTGTCAATATTTTTAACGAGAGCTTTTTTCTGTTGTATCTTTTTTTGTTCGGAAGTATTTGCTGACGAAACCTCTGTAGTGCTTTCGCTACTGGATTCCTCTTCAGCAACTTCTTTTTCTTCCGCTTCTTTTTTTTCGGCAACCTTAGATTCTTCTTTTACTTTTTCTTCTTTTTCTTCTTTGATTTCTTCTTTTTCTTCAATTGCTTTTTCTTCTTTTTCTTCATGTGTGTTTTGTACCATTTTCATAGGACCTTTTGCAACTGTTTCTTCTTCCTCGATAACTTCTTCTTCCTGGGCTGATTCCATAATAGGTGACTCTTCAATAATTTCTTCTTCCTCTTGTACCATTTCCTCTTCTTGAGAAACCATCGGTAAGAAAGATGCTGTGATCTCCTCTGTCTCTTCATAAATTTCCTCCTCTTGTGTAACTGCCGAGAAGAAAGATGTTGTCATTGGTGTTTCCTCTATAATAGATTCTTCTTCCATAACAATTTCTTCTTCCATAACAATTTCTTCTTCCATAATTTCTTCTTCTTCAAAAACCATTAACATTGGAGTAAAAGAAAAAGTCTCTTGAATCTCTTCCATTTCTTCAACTTCCATGGTTACTTCAATTTCTTCTTCCATTGTAAATTCAATAATTTCTTCTTCAAATTCTGCTAATTCTTCTTGTAAATTGGTAAGAGCTGTTGATGCCGATTCTTCTAGGACTGTGTTGTCATAGGTCATAGTTAATTTAGCACCCAATAAGTTTGGGCCACCTAAATCAACGGGTGTAGAGTCTCCATCAATTCCCGTCCAGGTCCAATCAAATTTATTGGATCCTGCGCTGTTGTAGATAACTTGATCTGTGTATTTGTGAGCATTGGCATAGTATCCTGAGTCTGTATTTCTAATCTGATCAACCTGGGATAGTACATTGCCATCGGAATCGAGTATTTTAACGGTTGTCTTAAAAGTATCTCTACCTGATTGAGCCTGTCCACACGCGCTAGAAGATCCAGACCACTCGCAGTTTTGAATAATTGTTGTCGAGTCTAGGGTAACTCCATTATCGAGCATTGCTTGAGTTGATGTTTCATCCCCTGTTTGAACTCCAACTAAGTTGCCCTGATAATTTAAGGTTCCTGTCCCTGAGGAAGTACTTCCTACTTCTACTTCCTGATAGTTCCAATTTGAATTAGTGCATGTAGTATTAACGGATGTAAAAGAAGAACAACTGGATTGAACATTAGGGACTGTAGTATCTACAGATTGTAAATTAGATGCTGCGCCTGTGCCATTCGGTAAAAGATTGCCGGTTGTTATGTCTTCAGCTTTAACGGTATTAGCAAAACAACTCGCTAATGCATAACAACAAAAAAACATTATTGCGAGAGTTTTAATTTTTAATTTAAACTCATTCATTTAATTTTATCTAGTGTGAAGTTCAGGCTCAGATAATTTAGGTTCAACTTTTTCTCTTTCCTTCATACGAGATATATAACTCTTGTAATCGGGTCTTTCAAAATCATATTTAGTCCAAAGAGCTAAAGCTTCTTTTCCAATTTTTCCATCGATCGGACAAGGCGTACCTGCTTGTATCATACTTTCGAATACTCTTTCATCTTGGCATAATATTGCAACTGCTGCAACTTTCATACCAAAGTCGTTTAAAATTCGAGCTAGTTTAAGCCGTTCACAATTTTTGTCAATAAAATGTTTTCCACCAGATACACCTAAACCAAACGTTTGAACTCCCATTGAAGCTCCAACTGCACATACATCTTGTGTCATTGAATTATAAGAGGGTGCTCCTGCAGAGGGAGGTGCACTTCTGATATTGGAAGTTGTCGAATTTGTAGTTGTAGAACTTGAGCTACTTCCAGATTCATAGGTTGTACTTGATTCGTATCCACCCTCGATTGCTGTATTAGATCCAGAAACATTGGTTTGTGTTGATCCTGCATAGGCTGCAGTTGAACACACCAATAGTATTAGAAATAATAATGTTGATAAATATTTCACTGTCCCCCTAGAAACAATTCATCTTATCTATTTCAGCTGGTTTTCCATTTTTAAAGAACCATACATAACTAGATACGACGTTACCTTCATCGGTAACCACACATTTTTTGCCCACCGAGCAGGCGCTTAATGCAAATAGTAATGCTAATACTAAATATATTTTATTCACATGCCTCACAGTCTTGGGTGCTGTCTATAACGACACCACCAGTTTCATAAGTTTTATCTTCTTCACGTCCATTGCATTCACAATTCTCACACTTACAGTCTGAGTGATCTGCTTCTACACAATGACATAAATGATTACATTTTTTACAAAATCTATCGTCCATTTTTTCCTTTAGGTAGTCCGCTTGCTAACCACTTAATAAATCTAGTCCATGGCCAACAAATGACACCTACTATTTTTTTAATCATCCTTCTTCTCCTCGATTCCGTAGAAGAATCTGTCCGAGTCTTCAGTTCTCCATCTACGATTATTTTCAACAGTCCAATCACTGGTTTGTACCTTCCAATCGGTCGGAACTTCATCCTTCACCGTGAAAGATGGTATATTCCATATTAATCTATTGTTTGGCTGAGCCGCATAGTTGCCGTTTTCCAATGCAAGTATGTGTGCGCACTTATGTTCGTGCGGAATTTCGGAATGATCCGTATCTACTATATTACTCTCTGGATGGCTCCAGTCAACTGTAAAAAGATAATTACCGTAATACCATTTCTTATCTTTTCCTATATATTTCCCAGATTGTCCTGCTAGGATATCATAAGTAGTAATAGCAGGATAGTAACTAAAACAATTCCAAAGCTCCAACTCGTCAAGTCGCATCCTAGGAACTTTTTTGACATCAAAGCCTCTTTGTATGAAGGCGCTAATCGGTAGACGATAGAAGACAGCACCATTTTCCATAATTGCGTGAAAGAGTATGGCATATCCTGTAATCGATGCCATACCAAAGATAATGCAGTCTTCCACTTCTCCGTGATGACTTTTAAGGTCATAAAGATATTCTCTTCTGACCTGCGCATAAGTCACAGGAATGTTCGCGTTTAAATATGCCATCTATCATATAATCCTTATAGTGCTGCGATTATTAAAATCACAAGTACAACACCTGCACCGATCACCATTTTTCTGTGATCTTTCCACATGTGCTCAATTGCTTCTCTTATCATTTCCATAGTTTCCTCCTATTTTATACTACCCCAGTTAGGCCCTGATTCATAGTCTACTTTATTAGGGATTTCAAGTTTAATTGCCTGTTCCATTATATCTTTTATTTTTTTTGCTTCTTCTTCGTTATTTATAGAAACACATAATTCATCGTGAATTTGTATATGAGGTAGAATACCTTGTTCATACAATAAGACCATTGCTTTTTTAGTCATATCTGCAGCACTGCCCTGAATTAATTTATTTAAAGCCCTGTATATAAAAGCAGGTTGATAATGGTTTTCAAAGTTTTTTAATTCTGAATCAGGTGGATATCCTTTGTCCATTAGTTCAGATTTATAAAGAATTTCAGCATCTTCTCTGGAAAGTAAAGGTACAGGCTTATCCCCTTTAATTACAAATCTTTTTTCTTTAGCATCCCATTTTTTATCCATGGGTTCCCACTTATCAAAACGACAAAACCTATCTTCTAATGTGTAAAGAAATTTATTTCTAGAGGCAAATTCTTGCAAGTCATAAGAGAGTCTTCTTACAAAAGGAACTTGATGGTGATATTTTTCAAAAAGTTCTTTAGCTTCTGTATATTCAAGATTGAGTTGTTCTGCTAATTTATTCTTACCCATTCCATAGAATAATCCTAGATTAATTGTCTTAGCCGTGATCCGTGGTATGTTAGCCATGGTTGCTACAATTTTATGAAAGTCTGCGCTAGAATCATTTCTATAAGAGTCGGCAACTTTTTCTGCTCCATGCAAACCTAGCTTCAAAGCATAGTGAACAACGATCCGTGGTTCTTGTTGCGAGTAGTCAAATGCTCCCCACATACACCCTTCTTCTGGAAGAAATAGTTCTCGCATCTTTTTGCCAATAAATCCTTTAGCAGGAATCTGTTGAAGGTTGGGATTAGACATAGAGAATCTTCCGGTAATCGTTCCTCCTTTTTCCCCTCTAATTTGATTAATATCAGCATGAATTCTTCCTTTATGAACAAATTTTAAAAGACCTTCAACGAAGGTTCCTTCTGCTTTGTCAAATTCTCTTGCCTTAGCAATCATTCTTATAAAATGATTCTTGTGAGTTTTTAAATAATTTTTAGGTAATTGAGGTAGTTTAGATTTAGGCGTGGTTTTATAATCTTTTATTTCTAACTTATCTAAAAGTTTTTTAATGGAAGCTGCTGCCCAGATCTCTATTTTAACTCCTGTTCTTCTTTTAATATAATCAACTATGTTTGTTTTAGTTTTCTTTAATCTTTTTCCTAATTTTTCAGCAGATTCAACATCAAATCGAACTCCTTTAAATTTCATATCAACAAGACACGGAAATAATCTTGTTTCTAATTCAAAGATATGTCTTAGGGTCTTAGTTTTTTCATGTGACGTACCAATTTCAACTCTTTCTTCTCGGTCCAACCTTACATTAAAGAGATTCCAGAGCTTTAAAGTTAAATTAACGTCTTGTTCCGCATAATCCTTTACTAAATCATACGATAAGTTATGCATGTTGGTCATTGGATCTTTAATAGTTCCTTGAGACCAGGCTAATGTTTTTTCCTGTAAATCATATTTGTATTTAGATTCTTTCAGGTAATCTTTACTGAGAGCATCTAATGAATATCTCATTCTATTTTCATCAATAACCGAAGCAGCGACCATGGTATCGAACAGTGGTCCGTGGGGCATGAGCCCTGATTCTGCACGAATCCAACAGATATCATACATCGCGTTATGGAATACTTTTTTAATGTTTGGATTTTGAAAGAGTTTTTTGTTTAGATAGTCCCATGCTTTTTTACGGGGTATATTATCCGTCATTACATGTTTAAGGGGAAAGTAGAGTGTTTGTTTACTAGTCGCTATTGCAATTCCGCATACAAAACCATTACCTCTTACTGCTCCTGAGCCTTTGGTTTTTAAATCTGGATCATAAGTCTCTAAGTCGACTGCGACTGTATCAACTCCATTTAAATCAAGATCCGTTAGCTTTGGAGAGGAACACATTATTTATAATCTCTTTCAATAATCATGTCGATCATATGTTTAGCTTTTTCTAAATCTTGCTTTCCTCCTTTATCCTGATGCCGTACTACGTATTTAATAACACAACCCTCAGGATATAGCAACTTGTTCTCAACAACAAATTGACTGGGCTGAATTTTATATTTAATATAATGTTTTCCACCTATTTGTTTTTTGTATGCACTCATATTCTTCCGTAGTTTCCTAATTCTCCCACTGCACCTTTTTGTGGTTTTAAAAACCAAATGTCATGTATACCTCGACTAAACATTGTGTATTTTAATCGCAGCTGCACAAATAAAGGCTCTGCTTTTTTTCTGTATATCGATAGATCTCCAACAACATTATCAAACGTTGTTCCTTTGACTTTATGTATGTTTCCGTATTTAATTCTAATGTCCCCATCAAAATCAAAACCATTCCTTAAAACATTTTTTATATAAATCATTCGTTCATCGTCACGCTTCTTTACAAGAAGATCAAATGCCTTATCTAAATTGGGTTCAAAAAGTTTATCTTTCACTAACTCACTGTAGGTATAATCCTTTTTAATCCAATCTTTAAAATCTTCTTTCCCTCTTCCTCTTATGACAGCTTTACTTCCTAAATAATAATGAAAATTTTTTATCTGTACTAAACTTTTAGGCTCTCCTTCTATAAATTTAGGCCATTCAAAATGACATCTTAACTCTTTCTTAGAGACATAAGCGCTGTTATCCACATGGGCAAATTCAAAACCGTAATGTTTTAAAAAAGTTCTTACTAATTTTTCGCTAGGGGTTCCTCTAAAGGAAAATAAAAAACTTTGTTTAGTGTTTCTCATTTTATCTAAAAGGATGTCTAAATTTTTTGAGGGCTCAAAATCTGTTAGATAATATTTATTCCCTTGAATATTTTTAGCAGGTAACCATGTTCTTTTATATTTATAGTGCTTCCATATAGGTTCGATAATTTCTCTACAATAGTCATTGATAGCTTTTCCACATCTAAGCCCCTGCTTTAATTCAAGAAAAGGTTTAGCAGCTGCCTCATGGAACCATTTAGCATCTGAGCCAGCGTATTCGTAAATGGTCTGATCCGGATCTCCTACTAAATAAAAATGATTGTCTTTTACATTTTTAGCTATTTTTCTAATCGCTTTAAGTTGTGGAACATTAGAGTCTTGGGCTTCGTCGACAATTAAAACTTCAACATCAGATTCTTTAGTTAAAGAATTAAATTCATCGACCATGTCTGCAAAATCTTGTAATCTATTTTTATTTTTATAATTTTCATATTTGTCCGTTAAATCTTTTATATTTTTGATATTGTAGGGTTTGTATTCTTCTTTATCAGTACTAGTATGACTCCAGTGCTCATCTAAATTTCTTCCATTACCTTGTGCTTCTTTAATAAATTTAAGTACAGGGTGTTTTTCAATATCTTTTTCTTTGCTTTGACGAAAGCCTGTCTCCTCTAAACATAAACTTTCAAAATCCGTGTTTGAAAATAATTCTTTTCTCAAGAGTTTGCTCCGACAGTAATGATGGATAGTGCATATACGATCCTCAAAAAATTTTCTTCTGTATCCTTTTTCTTTTACTTCTTTAAGGTCCATGATTGCATCTAAAATTTGTCCAACTGCTACATTTGTATGAGAAAGTAAAACTATTTTTTCTGGATTATACTTAGAAAAACATTCCTCATATTTTTCTACTAAAAATATGTGGGTTTTCCCTGTCCCTGGTGGTCCAACAACAAATCTAGCTTCCATCTGTTATCTCCTTTACTTCTACTTCTGTAGCTTCCCCATCTATGACAAGATCTTCTTTGGCTAGTTGGTAATTTTTGATTCTCCAAGAAACACAAGATTTACCATTAATTTTTCCACGATTTTTTTCAGCATTTAATATTTTTTGTAATTTCATAACGAGATCAACTCTTTTAATTTTTACTTTTTTGTCTACTAGAAAATCTTCAAAGGAATCTAAGTTAAATTCTAGAGTTTTTTTGGTTAGATCAAAATGAGGACGTCTATATTCAAGTAAGTTAACTTTATCTGTAAAGGCTTGTTCTTTTTTAATGTATTGAGTAAAATATTTTACAAAGACAAGATCTTCATTAGCTTCTTCTACATAATTTTTAGATTGTGTTCTATTTTCATATTTCTTTCTCATAATTGTTTCAAAGTCTCCAGGTTTCATTTTAGGAATCCAAACGGATGCTTTACTAATAACCGCATCATAAAATGCTTTTTGATTCATTAAAGTTGGTCCATCTACTATAATTTCTTTTTCTTCAGACACACCATCTATAAATGTATTTACTTTAACCAAGTATCTATCCTGGCCATATTCAATAATATCTCCAACTGATTCTTGTGCAATTTCTCTTCCTGCTGCGTACTCAACTCCTACCCAACTAAATAATTCTGCAACAGCTTTCTTAGAGCATCCGATTATGTCGGCAAGTTTAGGCAAACCAAGATTTCTATTTGCTTTCTTACCACTTGTTCCTTTTTCTGATCTATCTTCTGCCTCGTCATCATTCGCTCCTTTTGCAATGTTATAAACAAAATCATTAATTTCCTGTTCATCCCAATTAGTATGTTTGATTAATACTCCTGCAATTGCAGTACAGTAACTGTCTCTTTGTCCTTGTGGAGCGTAGAGAATACATAATGCAGTGGAGAGAGCTACTTTTCTTAAATCCATATTTAAATCTCCTGGATATTCATTAAAGCCTTTATAAGTTTCCCATCTTACATTCTCATTTGCTTTGCTGTGTCGTGATTCGGGAACTATTGTGTAATGGTTTGTATCAGTCCTTATTTCACAAAGCGTTGTGCCGTGCGGTAAATTTTTACAATAATCTTTTAGTTCTGAAGGTAATATAAATTGTTTAAATTCTAATTTGCCTTTCCAAATATAATGGCTTGAAGGATTACTATCCCGACCAAAAATACTTCCGGAATTTTTTACGTATGTTCCTATAAATCTTTTTGTAAGCTCGTTATCGATGTCAAAATCAACATCTTGATCTAATCTTAAAGCAATTTCGCAGTTGGCGTATTTCTTTCTCCATTCTTCTTTCGTAATTTTAAAATCCGGGCCTGACCAATCTTTAACGATAGGTATCCCTTTAATACAAGGGATTATAATCCTACCTAAATTAATCCAATCTTCGTAATTAACTGGAGCTTCTCCGTTATTAAATTCATTAATCATATCTTTATTAAGGGCCAACATCGCCGCTAGGTCTCCGTTGGCCCTTACCTTCTCGTCAGAAAGATTATAAATCTAATGAAGTTTGCTTAGTTTCTTCAGCTGCTTCACCGTGTTTAACCTTTACTAAACCTTTGTTGTTTTGTTCAGCAAAGTTTTTAGCAATTTGATAAACACCTTTTTCTGTGACTGGGCCGACTTTAGATACATCCCATCCAAACCATGTTCCTTTGTCATTAGACATTTGAACAGTTTTTAGATTATAAATGTGGCTATAAGTTGGCGGTGTGAATAAGCCGTTTTTACCTTGCAACTTTAATCCCATCATTAAGGAGTTCCATTTACGACTAACTTTTAATTGAGTAGCCTTCATAGAAATTAATGCTGTGGATGGAGTTTTTCCCAAAAGAATCACAAAGTGATTAGCGGTATTTTCCAAATAGTTACCGTTTGGTAATCTATCCTTCCAAGACTTATCCCGAGTAGTTGTACCCAAGATGTCGCTATCTGCTTTATGAATTGCTACAGGGGCATTTCCAGTTTGACCTCTGTCTTGCCATTCGACGTATTGTCTCTCGTAATGAACTGGTATAACATTTATACCTTTAGTTCCATCATAGAGCTCTTTGGTTACGCTATTTACAATCATTCCAGGTTCTGCTCCGTTAATAAATTTAGCGTTTTGTTTATTAACCTCTGGAGACAATTGTCCTAAGACTTTCAGAAAAGGTAACGCAAGATCATCTTGCGTCATGTTCTGAGAGCCAGCATTTGCATCAGCTTCAAATATATTTGTAGACAATGCACCTGCATTTTCACGTTTCGTGATATTTGCTTCTTTGTTCATGTTTATTGTTTCCTTGTTAGTTTGGTTCGGTTTCCTACGAACACGTTAAAAATATCCATGGGCATATCTTTATTATTTTCGATACGCTCACGGACGAGTGCTTTGAGAGTCATGGGCTCAACCTTCAACTTTTGTGTCGGCTGAAACCCTTGACCCTTCGCAAGGTTAGCATATTCTGCCGCCTTGTTATCTTCGCCACGGCCAAAGGAGACGGTAATATCATTTTTAATAATATCACCTAGTCCGTTTTGGCGAAGCCAATTATACGCCGCTTCTCTATTCTTTAAAGAGATATTCGCCGAATAATACGGTTTCACATCAACTGCAGATCCATCTGCTAGTTTGAGAGATGATAATCC